TCACCAAGACCAGTCCCAACGTATCGAATTTCCACCTTCCAAGTGCCCATAGGTATCACCAACCCACTAGTACCAACAGTGAACAGAGTAAACCCGTCCACCGTGCTACCAGCAGTAAAATTGGTGGCACTTCCAGGCGCAGTTATGTTCCAGACCGCCGACAACCCAGTAGTTGGTTGTGGATCCATGAGGTGTACCACGTAGTTGACGAAGAGTGTACCAACTAAGTTGGTGTCACTCCCATTCATTCCGTAGTACAACGTCCCGTGATTATAGAAGTCCCGTGCTACATCGTTCAACGTTGCCTGCTCACCCATGTACTTCACAGTACTAGGAGGAATAGGCAACGTCGCTGGTAACCAAGGTGAAAAGGTTACGGACTTCATCAAGCTGAGATCATAGTAATCCACAATGGCATCAGATGCCTGTGGATCCCATCCGAGGGTGATTTGTCCAGTTTGGGCAGTGGAGCAGGTGGGCACATACTCGAAACTCATTTTCGCTATTTGGTAGCGGTCATAAGATCCAGCAATAGTAGCCAACCATGGAAAACAGTAAGGGTTAAACGGATTAACATAAGGAATGTTAGACACCGCATTCCCACTTACCATGTTCACACCACTCACCATCTCTCTGTGGGAAATGGTCACGGTTTGGCCCCGGGTGGAAAACCGGGGTTTTGCCGCGACAAATCTAGTTCCCACAGAGACTGGAGCTCCCGGAATGTGTGGTATAGATCCTGTCTCAGCGATCCTTTTGGGACGTCCCAATTGTTTGGCTCGATTTGCCAATCCACGCCCTGCCTTAGTGGCAAGAGACTTGCCAACTTCAACAGCCATGGGCACTACCAAATCGAGCGCTGCTTTACCAGCCTGGGCCGCATAAACATTCATCGCGTGTTGGTTTTGTCTTTTAATCAGAGCCTTGCTTGTGTTAGCCATCAACTATTGTTCAGTGGTGCTACTTGTGGAAGTTGCACCAATAGTGATGAATTGTGTCTTTTGCTTGTTCTCTATGAAAGTGTGGTTAATACTTTCAGGAGGGCCTGAGGATAGAAGCCCGATCAGTGTGCACAATATGAGAATGAAAGACCAGATGAAGAACGGATGGATATCAGGTTCCTGGTACCTAGTGAAGTAAATGATTGTAGCCATCATTAAAAATTGAAGTGTTGATGAACTTCCATCTTTTCAGCTACCATCGTAAATGACATCGCAGGTCCCATATCCTTCTTAACATCACCCTCTTTGTGCACAGCGGTTCGGGCAACATCGACATAACCCTCCGAATTCTTAACCCTGCGTCGATTGTAGGATACAGAGGCATCAGACTGACTGCCGGGGTCTACTCTTGTAGAGGAAGAAGACATTGGAGGTGGAGAGCAAGGCAACTAAAATACAAAGAAAAAGTGTTAGCATTAGTGGTGATACTTGGTCAGGGTATCATGCCCCAGAGAAGTGAAGGAGTGAAACCTCCTCCTCAAACTCCTCAAGACTATGATTGGTCTTGAGAGGTCTGAATCCCTGCTCCAGGGCAACTTGTTCATCAGGTAAGATCCCGAAAGCGAGCCAGAAAGAAAATCGGGCTTCTGCTGTGGGAAGAAGATCTTGGAAGGTTTCAGTCCGGTTGAACTTGTACTTCCAATCTTCACGATAATGTTCAGCGATGTCGCTGCCTTCAGCAAACTCCCTGTAAAGAGGAAACTGCTTAAAGAACTGCTTCATCACTGGAACACCATCGTTGAGGCATCTTCCACCTACACCCACAGCATGCACCCATTCACGCATGGCTTTCTCGCTTCGAATATCATTTAGGCAGTGCAGGTCCTTGGAGAGTGAGTGATGCAAATTGCGAATCATGCGATAGGCACCATTAAC